TCAACTAATTTAAACTTCAAACTGTTAAGCCAAGACTTAGATTTTTTTGCTTCCATATTTATCTCCATAAAGTTATATTTATAATAAAGTATATAATAAATATATGATTATGTCAAGCACTATATAATACTGTTCGGAAGCCATCGTGAGCCTTTACTTTTTATCTTCTTCGTATTTTAGGGGTGGTGATTTATCTTCTGCTTTTTTTTGGTTAGTTTTTATCAGGGCAATCATTTTTAACGAGGATTGTAAATTATTTAAAATTATTAATTGATTGCCTAAATATTCTTTCAATGTCTTTATTTCTTTAGCATCCATGTCTAGTGGATCTTTACCTGTGATAACAGTATTAATATTTTTAAGGGCTACATCTATCTGATCGTTTAAAGATTCTATACCCAAACCCATGATCCTTTCACCTTTATCTTTTGGATTCTTGCCTACTTCCATGCCTTACCTCCTATAAATGCGACTATTGATTTTCTTGTTCCAAATGTAATTGGTTTAACTTCATGATTAAGCCAAGAAGTAAATCCAATAATATTATTGTTTGGTGATTTGTATTTTGCAACTCCACCATCTAAGTGTGGCTGATAAAAGCATAACTCTCCACCCTCGTATTCATCAGGATTTAAGTTCCAAGTCAAGGATAATTTTCTATTAGCATGATAACCCTCTCCTACATCAACATGCATTTTATAATAATCACCAACTGTATATTCACAGTATAAAATTTCTTGTATGGATGCTAGTTCATAATTAAACATAAGATTCAATTCTGAAACAGCTTCCATAATAACTTTTGATGTATAAGATACTTCTGTATCTATAATTGAACAACTTGATAATCTTCTGATATTAGACTGCTTACCCTGAACTCCAGCATCTACTTTCTTACCATTTTCAATAGCTTCTCTCATACAAGCCTCTGCGTTTCCATTACCTGTGGTAACTTCAATGACACCATAGAAAGGATCATTCGCTGGATTGTGTCTGCAATTTTCTTTAAAAAATTTAGATGGCAAATATTCTACTGACATTTTAAAAAAGCACCCCCCCTTTGACATAGACATACAGGAGATGTAGGGGGGATGAAATTGCCCACTTCTGGGTGAGCCCTCGAAAAACTAAAAAGGTATATCATCATCAAACTCTACATCCTTTACTTGTTTATTACTTTGCTCATTTAATTCTGGTGCTTGAACGATATCCCATTTCGTGTATTTACCAAAACTACTCTCACCATCATAGCCAAACATAACACACTTATCTTTTTGTATCATAGCTTGTGATCTGCTGTCTAGCACTATTTCACCTCTCCAGTCAGTTTTACTCTGTGCTTTACTTCTACTTACAAACCCCACTTGCTGATATAACATAAGATAATCATTACCCTTAGAACTTTTGTGCTTGACAATAACAAAACTTTGTCCAAAAGCAGAACCATCTTTTATATTACCTTTACCAACAAGAATATCTGTATCTCTTGGCATACTGCTTGTGGCTTTTAAACTGCCTTGCTCTTCTGCATACTGCTGTTCATCTAAAGTATCTTCTGCCTGTCTGTTATGATCTGTCTTATAAACTGGCTCTGTTCCATCGCCCATTTCTGCCTCCCTTAGTTTCATGTGTTATCCTCATAATAATATTCCTCATCAATCCCATCCAAGTAATCAAACAAACCAATTAACTTGTTTTCATGCACTCTAATTATTTCTCTTGCCTCTTCAAAGTTATCTACATCTGCAAGTCTTACACCCATCCTTTCTCTTCTGTCCTTTGACTTTTCATCAAAGAATTTAACATGATAAAGATGTATAGATGGGTAGACTTCATATCTTACACCAACAATTTTATTGCTGTCGTATCTGCCATAGGTTTTACCATCTTTGTTGTAAAGCATAAAATCAATCATACATGCTATTTCCAACTTTAGTCTTTACCTCTGATCTACTAGACACAGTATTAGCATCATCATCTTCTTCGTAAGCGAACATAAGTAAGTTGCCATACAAATATCTCTTAGCATAAGTCATAAGTGAACCCATCTTTTGTGGATCTAATTCTTTACCTAGCCTCACAAAGCTCGATACATAATGCATATTGGGTGTGTAGGTGATTCTTAACTCAAACATAGATGAGTCCTTTTCACTTACAATTTGTGTAAATGATGAAAGCAAATTATTTTTCACCAAAATAGGTTCAATTACTTTTAGCATATCCTCTAGCTTCATGTATTTAGAATTAAATCTTGGGTTCATACCTGACATTGTTAGATCTTCACTCTCATTGATCTCTTTCCTTGCTTTTACTAAAGCAGTCAAGTGTTCGTTGGGTAGTTTTATTTCTAGTTCATTGCTCATTTGACCTCCTTTTACTCATTAATATAAATATAATACACTTATTTTATAATTATGTCAATAATGTAATTGCATTTTTTATATATTATATTATAATAATATTATTTATGGAAAGGAGTCAATATGAAACTACGAGAATATTTAATGGAAAATGCAATATCAACACCCAAGTTTGCAAAAAAGCTAGGAGTAAAATTAACAACCATGAACAGTTACAGGTATGATGTTTCAATACCTAATAAAACAAACATGAAAAAAATTTATAAAGCAACAGAGAAGCAAGTCAAACCTAATGATTTCTACGAGCTTTACTAATGAGCTTTCAGGCTATGGCATGGGCAGTCAAACAGCAAACTGATAGCCCAATATCTAAGCTAGTTCTGTTGATGATCTGTAATTATGCAAATGAAGATGGCGAGTGTTATCCATCTCAAGGACATTTAGCTGATCTCTGCCAATGTTCAAGAGTTTCAGTAAATAAACATATTCAAGAATTAAGAAAGAAAGGTTTCATTAAAATTATTAAAAAATCGAATGGGCAGTTTGTATACAATAGATACTATGTAAATATGATTAACAAAGGGTATGTTAAAAATGTTAACTTCCAATGTAAAGAAGATTTACATAATACTATTAAAGATACTAATATATATATGTTCGATGATTTCTGGAGTAAAGTTCCAAGAAAGATTGCAAAAGCAAAAGCACAAAAAATATATAAAAGCCTAATTGATAAAAAAATTGTTGACTCTAAGACTCTTATATTTAAAATGGAAGAGTATGCTAAGTCAGTAGTTAACACAGAATCAAAATATATAGTTCATCCGACTACATGGTTATCACAACAAAGATGGGAAGATGAGCTAAAGGTAGAGAGAAAAACTAATAAGAACTTTTTAGCTGGATAAAGAATGAGCAAACTAGATGGCATTTATACTGCCAGAGATTTATATAAAGATGTAAATGATCTATATGAGGGCAAAGGTCATGAACGATTTGATGTTGGTTTTATTAACTTAGACCAAATATTTCATATTACAAAGCCAATGTTTGTCGTAGTTACTGGTGTTCCAAATTCAGGAAAGTCTAGTCTGGTTTATGATATGGCAATGAATCTTGCTAAAATACACGATCATCGTTTTGTCATCTATTCACCCGAGCATAGCCTTGCCTTAAATCTAAAGAGAATGATTGAGAAATACTGCGAAAAACCATTTGATGATTTTATGCCAAACAGATTAAGTTTTGATGAGATGGTAGATGCCTTGAAATTTATACAAGATCATTTCTATTTTATTGATAAGAAAGAAGATAGCCCTGATATTAAATGGATATTGGAAAAGGCTAGAATATGTGTAGATGAGTTCAATATTGATTGTTTGATTACAGATCCATATAACGAGATCAATCCAGCAAGAACAACATTTTCTGAAACAGAGCATATTAGTGTTATGATTAGTGATATCAAAAGATTTAACAGAGAAACAAAAACATATACATTTATGGTAGCACATCCTAATAAACAGATTAGAGATCCAGAGTCAGGAATGTTTAAGGTTAAAAGTTTATATGAGATTTCAGGATCAAGTCATTTTAATAATAAATGTGATGTAGGAATGATTGTAACCAGAGATTATGAATTGGAAGAAACAGAGGTAAGAATAGCAAAGGTAAGGGAGATTGATGTTCAAGGCAAGATTGGAGAGTGTAGATTTAAATGGAACAACAGGACTAGATGTTTTCATCCGATAGAATCTATTATAGGGAGGCAACATGATTAAAAAGCTAGTAACTAAGCTATGGCAAGGTAAGTATGTATCTGTAAGAGATTATGATTTGAAGAGGGCAATACAGAAAGGAGGGCTAGAGATTGAGCATAATGGACAGTATATGACTCTATCAGTAGAGGAATGTTGTCGTCTAAAGCCTAAAGGCAAGTATATTCAGAGTCAATATAAGGGCAGATATCAGCTAGTAGATATTGAATTTAAACCCATATCAACTAATCCAAAACAAAAAAATTTACTTTAATTATACAACTTATTGATTCGTAAGGTTATTTAAGTGGAAATAAATGTTGACACTATAGTATAAATATAGTACTATTATAAATGTAATATTAATTATACAGGAGATAGAAAAAAATGATTAAATACACATTTATAAGAAACACAGGTACAGCTAGTGAAAAAGATCATGCAATGATTGATGCTTACTACCAAAGCAAATGGACAGAATGGCAAGGTACATGTCAACCTGATGCTTGGACAGTTGATGAAGTTAGATTGGAATATGAAGCGAATGGTGTTGAATTATGTTTGTTTCATTGTGAAAATGAAGAAGATCAATGGCTTGAAGTTCTTTGTGTAAAAGAAAAAGGTTGGGATATCACAGAAGCACAAGTCTTTATTGAAGACTAATTTTTGCTAAGATAGGACTCTGCACTTAGCCCCTCGAAAGAGGGGTTTTTTTTTGCTTGAGTATTTTTTATTTTTACTATATAAAAAAGGTATGCCGAAAGTAGTTAACAAAACAGAAGAAAGTAGTAGAACAGTAGAAAGATTGTCAGGACTTGGATTGCCTCACGATCAGATATGTGCTGTGCTAGATATATCAAAACCAACACTTTACAAATATTATGGTGAAGAGTTAATAAAAGGTAAGGCAGAAGCAAATAGTCAGGTGGCAGATACATTGTTTCGTATAGCAACATCACCTAGAGCAAGTGGATCTGTAACTGCATGTATTTTCTGGTTAAAGACTCAAGCTCATTGGAAAGAAACCAACATATTAGAAGTTAATGACAACACAGATGAAAACAACAGATTCAAAGAATTGCTATCAGATTTACGAAACATTAAGCTCACAGAAAAAGATAGCAGTAAATCTACTCACTAGCTGGTACACAACAGCAAGGGTTAATCAATTAGTTGTAGATCATCCTGATTACAATATACATTTATTTTTGGCTGGTAGAGGCTGGGGCAAGACTCTTACTGGTGCTTATGATCTTGTTCAATATTGTTTGTCTAATGATGATGTTATCTGTGGGGTAGTAGCTCCAACATATTCTGATCTAAAAAGGGTTTGTTTTGGTGGTGAGTCAGGTTTAGTAAGTATTATCCCTCAAGAATTATTAGGAGAGTCTGGTTATAATAAGTCAGAACTAGAGATTCAATTTTATAATGGATCTAAGATTATCGGTATACCAGCAGAGTCTTATGATAGATTAAGAGGTGTGCAGTTCCATAGAGTATGGTGTGATGAGTTATGCTCTTATCGTTATTCAGAAGCATTTGATAATTTAATGATGGCTCTAAGATTGGGTAAAGAGCCAAAGTGTATTATTACAACAACACCAAGACCAACAAAGCTACTCAAAGGATTGGTCAAAAGAAGAGATGTAAAGTTAATCAAAGGCAATACTTTTGAGAACATAGATAATTTACCAGCATCTACAATCCAAATGCTAAAAGAAAGATATGAGGGTACTACCATTGGTAAACAAGAACTTTATGCAGAGATCATAGACATTAACGAGAACTCATTATTCAAGCATAACAACATTCACGACAATAGAGTTGATAAACACCCAGAGTTAGTAAAGATTGTAGTTGGTATTGATCCAGCAGTTACATCTAAAAAAACATCAGATGAAACAGGAATTATTGTTGCTGGAAGAGATATAAATAATCATTACTATATTTTAGATGATAAATCTGGTATTTTTAGTCCAGATATTTGGATAAAAAAGGCTATTGAGTTATATTATCATTATCAGGCAAATAAGATTGTGTGTGAAGTTAACAATGGAGGGGACTTAATTTTGAAATTACTACAAGTGCAAGATGCCTCTGTACCATATCAATCAGTAAGAGCAAGTCGTGGAAAGATGACAAGAGCCGAGCCTGTATCAAGTTTATATGAGCAAAATAGAGTTCACCATGTAGGTTATTTTAGAGAGTTAGAAGAACAGATGTGTTCTTATACTGGTGAATCCACAGACTCACCTGATAGAATGGATGCTTTAGTTTGGTGTATATCTGCTTTACAATCATCAGGTCAGGCAGTATTTAAAATAAGTTAGAGGGAACTATGGGAGTATTTGATAGATTTTTTAAAAGAAATGAGCAACTACAAACCAAAGAAGCACCAAAACTATATCTGAATCAGATCAATGGTTATGCACAGAAAACCAGTAAAGACTATAAGACTGGAGCTAAAGAGGGTTATGTTGAGAACCCCATTGTTCATAAGTGTATATCATTGATATCAACAAATGCTAGTGCATGTAAAATGAAAGTGTTTGATGGTGATATTGAATTAGACAATCATCCGATTATATCTTTATTGATGCGACCTAACCCAATGCAATCAGGGGTGGAGTATTTTCACAGCTTATATTCTTATCTATTAATATCTGGTAACTGTTATCTTCTCAAAGATACAGAGGGCATGAGAGAGCCAAGAGAGTTATATATTTTACGACCAGATAGAATGGATATCAAAACAGGTCAAACCTATTTGCCAAAATCTTATGATTATGTAATGGATGGAAGAACCTTACACACTTACCCTGTGGATCAGTCAACAGGATATAGTGATGTAAAGCATATAAAACTATGGAATCCATTAGATGATTTTTATGGTTTATCTCCAATCTTAGCAAGTGCCATAAATGTAGATCAACACAACTTAGCTGGTTTATCTAACTTAGCATTGCTCAAAAATGGCATGATGCCAAGTGGTATGTTGAAGTTTGAACCTAAAGATGAAACTGGACAAAGCACAACTTTGACTGATGAACAGAGAGCAAGAATATTAGAGGATCTAGAATTTAGATTTAAGGGTGCTGGAAACTCTGGAAGAGTAATGTTAGCAGAGGG